TCAATATCAATTGCCCAACCTTGTCCATGTGGTGACTGTCCTACAGGTGCAGGATTTATGGCGTTCTCATCGCCCGCTTCTGCTGCTGCAATTAATGCTTGTTGTTGTTCTGGACTTCTATATGAAGATGTCACACTCATAGGCAAGTTTATACCATCTTTTGCTGCACGATTTACTGCCTTCTTCCATGCCTTCATAGTCGGTGGATTAAGTATAATCGGTCTCCCATACATGTCCTTACTAGGATCTGGAGCTGGTGCTGCTCCAACTTGGTCTTCTGCTTTCTTTTGACCTGGCAATACGCCCATGTCTTTAGCAGCAAGTGTTGCATCAAGTCCTATGGATATAGCAGTTCCTGCACCAGGTATCATAGATGCTGCACCAGACATAGCTTCAAGAGCAGCACCCTTGAAGTCGCCCGCCATCAGTCGTTGTCCTGCAAATAACAATCCTGCACCAAGACCTACAAATGGTATCTTCTTAAGTAACCCTTTACCTAATGCTTTTGCACCTACTTTTGCTACTGCCTTACCACCTAGTTTAGTAGCGATCTTCTTAGATCCTTTCTTTAACAGTGCCATTGATGCTTTCTTTGCACCCTTCACCAACTTAGTACCTGATGCTGCTACTTTTCTTATACCTTTTCCTGCCTTTCCACCATATTTTTTTAATAACTTAAGACCTTTACTACCAGTCTTTTTAAGGTTCTTTAACATCCTCAAAGGGTTACCCATGAATGATCTGGTTGATTTCTCTGGTGTTTGATCTGTGGTTTTAGTTACTGGTGCACCAGTTGCAGTTTGTTTTTTACCACCCCACCATACTAATGGTGCTTTCAATCCAATAGTTGCTTGTGGTTTTGGTGTCTCTGCTATCCCAAATATACCTTTTAATCTATTTGCTTCTGCTATTACACTAGCCTTTGCAGGAGATGGAGGTAATGTCTTTAAGAAACCTAATGATGAACTTATAATTAACGCTGCACCTTGTTTGTATATCTGTTCTACTGACTCACCATAATCCTTGACTGGTTGTACAACCTCTGGTTCTTTCTCACCAATCTTTGCAATAGTCTCACGTTTAACTATACCACCCTTCTCTAGTGCAACTTCTGGTTTCTTCTCGTATGGTAAATTTCTTTGTTGTGCTATCTCCTTTATTGCTTCTACTACTACGTCTTTGTATTCTTTTTCTTTCTCGTTTGGTTCTTGTTGTATAGCATTCGTCTTCCCATATGACATATCTACAGCATCTATAGGTATAGGTGCTATAGCGGGAACTAATTTTGTCTCAGCAGTAGATTCAATAGCACCAGCTACCCCGACAGCAAGATTCTTTGCTGCCTTCTTGAAAAAACTAGTAATTATTGAAGTGTCCATTAGCGTCGGTTTTCTTCAGCGATGCGATCTCTCTCCTTTTGAAGGTGAGTTGCTAACATGTTCACATATACCTCCCGTTCCCACGGGATCATATTTTCTATATCTGTCAAACTATATTTATGGTGTTGAACGAGAGAAAAATTAGTTTGGTAGAAGACCATGATGCCCTCGTGAAAGAGGGCTATGCGAAAAAATCAGATAATCCTTCCAGTACTACCTCATTTGCAACTTTAGTCTTAGGATTCTTGACCTTTAATACATGCCTAAGTGATGGCATTGTCTCAAAGAATGCTTGAATCATATCAAACTGTGCATTAGTTAATCCTTCCACCCACTTCTTTGACTCCTCAACGGAATCTGCAGTGTAATCATCTTCACCAACATAAACTCTCTTGATACATTTAGCGACTAACTCATATGCATCTGGTTCTTCACCTATGAAATTGACCTTAGTAAAGTATTCTAGATCAGGATACTTCATCTCAACAGTAAGATCGTCATCTAATTTGATAATATTAGTATGTCCTTTAGGGAAATTGACTTTGACATCATCTACCATAAATTTTACATCCACAGTAGTCTCTCCATCATCAGCACACGTAACTTTCATCTCAATCTCTTCACTAATTGATCTAGCACGTATCTGTAAAAATAAGTACTCGATATCAAACAGTGCCATGTCCTCTACTTTGATTTTTGTATGCAGACAGTTCTGGATAGTCTTAGTTATAGCGTCTAATATTTGTTCTTGGTCATCGTTCTCCAATGCCAATATTAATAACTTTTGTTCCTTAACAAGGAACGGTCTATACTTTACTCTCTTCTTGGTAGAAGGGACTGTCAATGTATAGATTGGCGTTGCAATCTCAGGTAATGCCATAATTTATAATTTCAGTATATTATATAGTAGCTTAACTGAAGGTTAATAAGTGACTATACTCATAGTAAAATCCAACAGTTGCTTTAACAAGTTGTGCAGGACCTGCAGAAAATGGTATTGATGCTACAGTATATGGATATGCTTTTACAAGTCTAGCATTCCATGGGTTTTTATAATCTTCACCATCATCACCTATCTTTTTTGGTTCGCCTTGAGGTGAATTAAATTTTTCTAATTTACTAATAAACATGTCACATGCATAGTCTTCATAGTAGTTAGATGCAAATGCTCTCTTATATGGTTGATCATCATAGAAGAACTCAGGATTGCCACCAACTCCATTTGAGGTGAAGTCTTGCCATGCTCTAAAAAATCTTAATGGTAATGATGTACCATCCATAAAGAAACTAACATCTAATTCATTATATACCTTTGCAGTTGCATGTTTCTGTGTGATACCCTTATGTACTGACTTAACATCAAATGCTGAGTATGTTACACCTGGCAACTGTATCTCATTACATAGTAACTGCAAATTTATTGTGTCACCGTTATCTGTTAATTTTAAAAACTCATCAAACACATTATCTTTAAAAAATTTCTCTAACTTTGGTGTTGGTTGAAAAGAAAACTGGTATAAATTAGACGCAGAGATACCACCAGACTTGCCAATAGCCTGCATGAAATTCTGTAGTCCTCTTGCGGATGCCATAAATAACCGTATGGTTTGTTATATGTATTTATGCTGAATTTTAAAAAAGGAAAGTATAGAGTGAAAAACTATAGGAAATACATGGGTGATCCTACTGGAGTTGTGTATCGTTCTGGTTGGGAACATGAGGTAATGAAGTGGTGTGATGCTAATCCTAATGTGCGAAGATGGTGGTCTGAAGAGATTGCTATACCATATAGAAAACCTACGGATGGGAAGTGGCATAGGTATTTTCCTGATTTCTATTGGGAGATAGTACAGGAAGGAAAGTTAAAAAAATATTTGATTGAGGTCAAACCCAAGAGACAAACAGAGAAACCAAAGAACCCAAGAAGTAAAACTTTCTTAAAGGAATGTCAGACTTATGCAATCAATCAAGCAAAATTTATCGTTGGTAGGGAGTGGGCATTAGATCATGGAGCAGAATTCATCGTCATCACAGAACGAGACCTCAAGATTCGATGGACTGGTAAAAAGTCTAAAAGGAAGTAAGATATCTAATTCCAAACTTAGAGAAGAGGTGTTTAACTTACTACTAGATGATGCTACTGAGACACCAAGCACAGGTAAATATTATACCTTTGAATATGATCCCAAATTTGCAGACAAATTGACGGAATGGGATGAGTATCCACTCGTATATGCTATGGAATTTAAGAAGAATAACTTAATTGCTGCAAATGTACACTATATACGTACAACAAATGCTCGATTAAAGGCACTAAATAATAAAAGGTTTCCTAAAAAAACTTTACGTCAATACATACCTAAAAGAGCAGACAGCATCTTTTTTGAAATAAAGGAAAGTGAGGTGCAACTACTAAGTACGCTACCGATAGAAAAATTTCATTACAATAGATAATGTCACAACAAAACACAGTAATTGAATATCCAACTGGTCTCTCCTCGATTCCTTATGCTTCTTTCTTACAGATAGAGAAGTATAGTTACGATGAAGCACAGAAAACAGTTGCTAAACAATTTAACGATGCTTTAGGATCATATAATAGAAGCGTTATATCAGACGTAGTAAGAACTGGTGCAAATACATTAGCAAAGGCATATGGATCTGGATCTCCAACAGATAGTTTTACTGACTATGCATTGAATGAGTATAAAACAGAGAGAACATTAGTAAGTTCAAAACAGACTGCAAGAGGAATAAAGAAAAAATATTCTGGTGGTAACACAATTAATATCAATAATCCAAACGTAGATCCATCAACAAAAGTAGTCTTAAAGAATGGTGAGACAACAACAGTAGGTCAGCTCTTACAAAAGAAAAAAGAAGCAATAGATAAGAAGAATAAAGGTTTGATGTCATCTAGATGTATGTTACCACTACCTAATGAGTTTCAATATAAGTACGGTGCAGATTGGAGTAACGAATTTAAACTAGGAACGTTAGCACTTGCAGCAGATGAAGCAGGAAAGTTTGCAGCAGTTGCAGCAACTGGTGGAGTTATTGGTGGTGGTTTGCAGTTTGCTGCAGGAAAACTAAGTGCAGGAAGTAACATTGCTAAAGTTGGTGGAGTAGATCTTACAAAGATTATTACAGGAGCAGCAGATGGTGTTAAAACTGCTACTGACCCTATGAAAGTGAATAGTCCATTAAATCCTAAGAACCTTGCAGGATTAGCAGGACTAGCACCTAACGAAAACTCAATACAATTCTTTGAAAGAATGCAAGGAAGAGAGTTTGGTTTCAGATTTGAATTAGCATCAAGAAATAAAAAAGAGAGCAATAAAGTTATAGAGATAATAGAATGGTTTAAACGTGGTATGCACCCTAACTCAAAATCTGGTAGAGGTAGTGCAGTTATGCTTACATTCCCAGATGTATTTGTATTGACTCCTAAGTTTGTGAAATGTGATGACGACGGAAATGTAACAGGAGATCCAATACAACATCCTATGATGCCTAGAACAAAACTATGTGCATTAACAGGTTTAACAATAAACACCACACCATTTGGTCAAATGCAAACAGTATTTGATGGTACGATTCCTATTGTTACTATGGAATTAACTTTCAAAGAAACAACAAAACTTACACGTGTGGATATGGAAGGTGCTTCATATACAGACAAGAGAAACTCAAAAGTTATTGCAGGAGTAGGTGCAACTGCTACATCAGAAGGTGGATTTATTGCCGATCAAGACAAAACATTTACTGGAGAGGTATCATTCTAATGTTAAACAAATTACCAGATTTATTATACAACTTCTCGTCAAAACCTCTTGACCCAGATTTTTTAATGGTCAAAAATATATGGAGACGTGCTCAGATTATTACTGAATTTAAATCACAGGTTAGTTTATTTGTTGAGGATCAAGTAGGAGATGGAGAAAGACCAGAAGATGTTGCAACTAGATTGTACAGCAATCCATTTTATAACTGGACTATACTTATTATAAACGATATCACTGATTACTATGCACAGTGGCCACGATCAGTAACACAATTGCAAGATTTTGTAAATCAAAAATATGATAATGCACAAGCAACTAAGCATCATGTAACTACAGAAGTGACAGATGCCAACAATAATATTATCGTTCCTGCAGGAAAAATTGTAGCATCTAACTTCCAAGTAGCATACTACAATGGATCTACCACTGTTACTGCGAACCCAGTAGTATCAGTATCAAATGCAATGTATGAGACAGAATTAAATTCTAAGAAGCAAGCGATACAAGTTGTCAAACCAGATCTAATAGAAGATTTTGTAGCAACTTATGGAGAGATATTGAAAAAAGGAAGAATAACCACAGTTGCGGGTGGTACGTCAGATATAAACATGTAATAAAAAAGACCCCCGAAGGGGTCTGTAAGTTCCGAATGTAGACATCGCACGAAAGATGTCATCATTATTTAGTCATCTTTTGCAAGTTGTGCAAAGTATGATAACGTATCCGTTTCTTCATTTACTGATGCAGGAGCACTAGCAACAGGTGTTGGTGCTGCCTCAACCTCTTCGTATGCTGTTTCAGCATCGACTGGTTTCGAGTAGTTACCCTTCAAAGTACTCTCAAGTCTAAACTTAAGATCTTCATAGGACTTAAACTGATCATCAGCAGTGAATGCTGCTAGACTATGTTCTTCTTTCCAAAGTGCTTCTAACTCTTTGTCATTGAAACCGCCTAGTGTAGATGTTTCTGCAAACTCAGACTTGTCATAGTTCCAGAATCCTGCGACTCTAGTAATCTTTAACTTAAAGTCTGCACCTTTCCAGAAATCAAATGGATTTACTGGTGTCTCATCTTCAAATGCGGGTTGCATTGATTCCATGATCTTGTCAAAGATCTTCTTACCAAATCTGTATAAGAATACTCTGCCTTCGTTGGCAGGATTCGCACTATCTTTCACAACATAGATGTTGCTGTAATAGTTTAACTTACGCTTTTGCTTGCGTGCCTGATCTCTTTGTGGAGATCCTTCTGCTCCTGCGTTCCATAGTTCTCTATTGAGATCGGAAACAGGATCTTTTTTACCTAAAGTTGTAAGAGAGTTCTCTATGTACCATCCACCTGGTCCTTGGAAGGCATGACTCCAAACTTGTGCCCATGGAAGGTCTTCTCCATCGGGTGCAGGAAGAAATCTGATTACAGCGTAACCGTTTCCTGCTTTGTCCACCTCTGGTTTCCAGAGACGCTCATCAGGACCTGCTTTTGTTTCGGTCTTGTTGAGATTTTCTGCTTTAGAAAGTAAGTCTTGAAAGTTAGACTTCTTTAATGCACTAAATGACATGTGTATTCCTCGTATTTACGTATTGTGTGTATTCATAACAAAAAAGGGGGGAGGTTGGATTCCTGTGTACCAACAAAAGAATGGGCATTACTACAGAGTAAAATACATTCCTTGCCTGAGACCCGACTGGTAAGTCGATTCTGACTCGCATCAGCAGCACCACCTGTGTCTCATCACCTTAACT